AAATTAAAAAGAAGTTTTAAAAAATCAATTTTTTTTTAGGTCAAATCTAACCATTCTCTAAATGTTAATCGTATACCTTTTCTTATATGTAAATCTTGGTCAATATGTAATAGTTCTCTTAAAACTTCACCAATTTTACCTGTGTACATTTTATCTATTTCAGGAAAAGTCTTTTTGAAATGTAATAAAAAGTCTTTCCATAATAGTTTATCGGATTCTTGAACAACTATATTTGATAATTGTTTATTTTTGATAATTAAAGTTCTAAATAATTCTAAATCTTCTTCATCATATTTAATTCGTTCATAACTACTGTATTCTTTATATTTACTATTCATTTTATAACTTATATACAGTTATAAAAAGTAATTTTTAAAATTCAATTTAATTTTCTAGTACTATTTGTCTACTCAATTGAAGAATTATATTTAGTTCACGATTCCTATAATAAAATGATTCGTCCTCTTCGATACATTTATCAAAAATGCTTAAATCAAAGTCAATGTCATATTTAAATTCATTCATTAAATACCTTTTTGCGTCTTTAAAATACCTAAAAACTCTTGGAAAAGCGTAATCTGAATCATTCTGTATAATTGCTAAATATACAAATTGTCTTGGACCAGGTGTTTTGCTTACATGAAGTTTACCTTGTTTAATACTTCTTTGAACCATATCAAGAGTATGTGGTTTTAAAACCTCTTGCATTTGCCGTGAACACGATTTAAGTATATCAGCATGACGTTCAATGCATAATTCTGATATCTGAGCAAATGCTTCAACATATGAAACACTTTCAGAAGTTACTGTGAATTCAAGACGCATGTTTTCCGAAATATCGAGTACTCCATAATATAATTCTTTTTCAGGTGTAGTTGACATATCGTATATAATATTAACTAATATATTTACTTTTTATTATCATTTGCAATTCTTTGTTTAACTCTTTTTTTTAGGTGTTTTCTTTTTTATTTCTAAAAATTTATCACATCCCGCCGCATGTCGCAAACTCATAATATTCTTCTTTTTCCAATCAAAACCAACCGCCTTATCACTCATTATGTACATATCACCATCATTCAATTCAAATTTTATTCTTTTACCGACACTTTCGCTTTTATGAAACCACTGAAAATGTAATGGTATACTATCGCCAAGTCTAACTCCTATCACCTTTCTACGCTCTGCATCTCCGTGAAACCCTATTCCGCATTTTTTTATATCATAATAATAATTACCTTCGCATGCTAAATCTTTGCCTTTATCTCCGAGCATAATACCTATCCTTTCTCTCAATAACTTTGTAATAGGAACGCTATCATATCCTACAACAGTGCCTTTTTTATTTTCATAATCGGCATCATGTCCAACATCATCAAAGCATAAATTGCCTCTAGCATGTTTATTTACTACTCTACCGTACATAAAAGCCTTACGATCAGGCGTAAGACCAAACTGCTCTTTCTTTAATTCGTTTAATCTACCATCACATATTTTATTTATACCATCTCTTATTATCAAGAGATAAGCCTTTTCTGTTGTAACAATCGTTTCTTCTCTCTCGCATTTTAGTTCAAAAATATCAACTCCATCGCCAATTTTCTCTTTGACTTTCTCTAAATCATCTATCGTAAATCCTTCGTTAGATAAAACACCAATCTGCTCCATTCCAACGTGATTCTCAGCTCTATCGCATAAAGTTAAAGTAATAGCAGACATTGTAAATTATAAGATTGAAATTTAAAATAAAAGCAAAAATAAAAAATCAATTTTTTATTATTCAAATTCTGAATCCGAATCTCCAAAATCAAATGCTAAAATAGCGTCTAGTCGTGAAAATTCCAAATCTGGTTCATCTACATACCTATCATTTATATAAAATGAACACAATTCAGTTCTTTTAACCATATCTTCATCATAAATATGAACATGAATATTATTTGTAGTCACTCCATGACTAATTTCAATTATCGGTTCTTCTAAGAACGGATCTTTTAAGAAAAAATATTCAAGATCCTTAACTTGGGCTCCGTAATTCATGTAATATCTTCCTTTATTCGGTTCGTTATCAATAGTATGTGAGATTGTTCTTTTCTTAAAATCAATTTTGTATTCTGCCTTTTCTATTCTTATAATAGCCTCATTCTTGTCTGAATATCCAATTCGCTTCTTCAGTATATCTGTCATTTTCTCCTGTATATACTTAAACTTATCCATGAGAACTCTTCGTCTTAGAAAGTCATCATCACTGCTTACAAAGTAGTCAAAACTTCCATAAAATTCATCGATAGTTTTAAATTCTCTTTCGTATAAATATGAAGCCAGAGAATCCATTATCTCATTACTCCATGTTCCTAATACACCGAATTCTATCGATTGGATATCGTCTAGTATTCCATTGATAGAAAAAGTAGCGCATCTACCTTCCATACAACTTATTCTCTTTTCAATACACATGCAAGACATCTTTTACTCTAAATCTTGTTTAGAAACTTGTTTTATAAAATCAATTTTTTATTTTTGATGAAAAATAGGAAATAAAAAATAAATTTTGAAAATAAAAACTTTTTTTTATAAAAATTATTTTTTAATAAAAGATTTTTGATTTCTAAAAAAAAGAAAAAGAAAAAGAAAAAGAAAAAGAAAAGAAAAAAACATCTGATGGGAGTTATTTTTTTTCAACACACACAAAAAAATGTGTTGGATGATATTTTTAAAAAGATGGTAAAAAAACATATTTTTACTTCATATTTTGAAGTTCTACCTCAAAATATGAAGTAAAACTTCAAAAAATGAAGTAGAACTTCAAAAAATGAAGAAATATATTTATAACGTTATTGAATAAACTGTAATATATACATTTTTTGTTGATTTTAAAAAGAATTCGAAAAACAACTTTTCATAAATAATTTTGAAAATTAAAACTTTTTTTATAAAAATTATTTTTTAATAAAAGATTTTTGATTTCTAAAAGAAAAAGAAAAAGAAAAGAAAAAAACATCTGATGGGAGTTAATTTTTTTCCAACACACACAAAAAAATGTGTTGGATGATATTTTTAAAAAGATGCGAAAAAAACATATTTTTTCTTCATTTTTTGAAGTTCTACTTCATATTTTGAAGTTCTACTTCAAAAAACGAAGTTTTACTTCATTATTTGAAAATTATTTTTTTTAATTATAAGTTTACTTATAATTAAATTTTTCTTCATTTATTGAAGTAGAACTTCATTTTTTGAAGTAGAACTTCGTTTTTTCAAAAAATGATTTAAAAATAAATATTTATTAATAAAATGAAGTTTAATTGTGAATATTGTAAAACGATATTTGATACAAAAGCAATATTAAAAAAACATCAAAAAAGTGCTAAATATTGCCTTGAAATACAAAATAAAATATTGGAGAATAATAATTCTCATAAATGTAGAGCATGTGATAAATTATTTTCTCAAAAAAGTAATTTAACTAGACATGAAAAAAGTTGTATTTATATTTTTAAAAATGAAAATGAAGAATTAAAAAAAATAATAAATGAAAAAGAAATTGAATTTAAAAGACAATTAAATGAAAAAGAAATTGAATTTAAAAGACAATTAAATGAAAAAGAATCTGAAATTACATCATTAAAGGAAGAAGTAATATCATACAAATCTAAAATAGAAATCTATAAAGAAGATAAAGATTGTCTCCACAAAATCGCTCTTCAACCTAAAACAAATAATAATAATAATATAACAAATAATTTAGGAATTCTAAATTTAGATACATTAACAAGAAATTTTCAATCTGCATTAGAAAATATTAGCGCAGATGATATACTAGATGGTCAGAAGTCAATAGCAAGGTTAGTAGCCCCTTGTTTTATAGAAGAAGATGGAACAAAATTACTTTCATGTTCCGATATATCCAGATCTATTTTTGCATATAAAGATGCATCTGGTAGTGTAATAAAAGACCTTCAGTGTGCGAAAATCGCGAAAACAATCGAACCATTCGCGTCGAAAAAAGCAAGCGAGTTTATAATTAAAGACTTCGAGAAGAAAGGAAAATCAAATCGTCTTAAGTTATTGAAGAAAAGAATGGAAGAAATAGAAGTTGAAATAGAAAATTTAGAAAAGCACCAAAAAGGTTATAAAATTGATTCGTATAATTATAGAATGATACATGATAACATTGAAAATTTACATGATGCTTTTAACGATAGTCATAAAGAATTGAAGATGTTAGAAGAAGCAGGTGTTACAGACGATGATGATGATGTTTCTGAAAATAGACTAATGGAAGCAGAGGAAGATATTAGTTTACTCAAAACTGATTCTAAAAAGTTTGCTAAAGAATTAGCGTCGCAATTATAAAAATTAAAATTTTATACACTCTAAAAGAGTATAAAATTTAATAATGTATTTGTTTTATATTTTTTTAAACATATTCAATGCTTTATGAAATGTTATTTTTTCGCAATATATTTTGTAATCTTTCTTTGTTTTTGTGCAATAAAAATGGTAATGTGGTTTATTGTATCCGTCTCTGCAATGCGTAAAACCAGTATTTCCATTATAATCAATGAAATTCGTAGGTTTCAAATAATTGCAGTAACTATCACTAATATGTTTTGAATATCTTATGTCATCAAGATATAAAAAACTTCTTGGTAATGATTTTATTCGTGTGAATATTTTTTTTATTTGTTTTTCCTGTATAAAAATAATAAGTAAATTCAGCATTACATCATTATATATACATTTATATGTACTGTCAAATGAAAAGATGTGAGATATAATCTCTGATGGTAATAATGAAAACATCACTTGTTAACTGGTGATTGTGAATTTTTAATAAAAAGCAATAATAAAAAATCAATTTTTCAATAAGTTTGAAATTAAATTAAAAATGATTTTTATTATTAAAATCTAAAAAAAAATCACAGATAGAAACAAATATATAAATGAATTTCAGTCATAATATTCAAGTTTCGTTTGGTAAATATATTTGGTGTGGTTCTGGTGATGGCTTCAAATTAAATACTGGATTACAGAAAGATAGACTTTATCGTGATCAATTTTGTAATATGTTGTATCTTCATATCAAAATGAATGATGAACTCGGCGATACTACATGGATTGAATTGATTGATCATACAGGTTTTTTGTTTGGATATGCGAAACCTAGTAATAAACAAGTTATATTCTTTAGCAGACTTAAACCAACACATATTGGTTCTGAATTAGAAATAAGATTTGTGAAACCCAAAATACTTAGCGCAGAAGAACATGAAATTGTAAAAAAAAGATTATTGAGACAACCCATGGAAACTATATTTAGTCGTAAAATTACAATTCCTGATATTCATCAATATGAAAAAAATATTTGTCAAATATGTTTAGATGATATTGTGGACGCAAAATATGTTTCTCATTGTGGACATTTATTTTGTATGGATTGCTTACTTTCTCATCTAAAACATACTGATAAGTTGTATCCTATGAAAGAGAAGTGTATTCGAACAGTTTGTTGTGCATCACAAAAAATTAAAAGTTTTGATTGTCCTGTTTGTAGAGAAGTTCTTTATAGATAATAATCCGTTTATATATGCAATGTATAAGTATCATTTAAAGAAATGCTTCATTATTACTGATTTAAAAAAATAAAATTGATTTTTTAATTTAAAGAATTATTTTAAAAATATATATAATAATATGTCAAGTTCATTAAATAATTTCTGTGAAAGTTTAGTAAATGGTTCAAATCCAAGATATACTTATTCTCAACCATCAGTTGCCCAGCAAGTTTCTTGGCAAATTCAAAAGGAGCAAGCATCTTTTCAAGCTTCTTGTATTTCTGCACAAAAAGCAGATCTCACATGGAGAGAAAATAATGGGTATCATGTATCAAGTGTTGATAAAAACTTTCTTAAATATAAATAATTTTTATGAAATCCTATTTAAAAAAAATAAAAAAATTGAATTTTTAAACATATTAAAAGTTTAAAAATTAAATTAAAGTATGAATCCTAAAAGCAAAGTTTGTTTAACACTTTTCGGAAATTTATTTTTGATTCTTATAATTACAATTCTTATATTTATTTTTCAATCTGAAAGTTCAACTTATTTTCGTTTCGGTCCGTCAAACGATTTGATTGTTATATCAGTCTCTATTGATTCTTGGACTAAATATAATTTAGTTTTGCTTCTTATAGGCTTCATAAAGATAATCGATACTATATCAAATGAATTAGGAATGCCTGTTTTAGGTTTTAGTATATATAATCCAGATAAGCAACATATCACTGAATTTTCAAAAAATGAACTTCAATTTTACGCAAACGCAACATTTATGGTAAGTGCGATAAGAAACACATTGATGATGGTAGTAAATGTAACACAAATTGATCTCGCGTTATTTAGTACATTAATAAGTGAATTCGCTTCTTTTTATACGATAAGAGTTCTTCTAAATGAAAAGACATTTGGAAATGAAACACAAAAATCATTGGATGAACCGTTCCTAATTGTTTAAATATATTGCTATTAAATTAAAATTGAATTTTTATTTATTATTTAAATAAAAATCACAAGAATGGAACGCTTTGATAAAAATGAAGTTGATTATTTTGATGAAGAAGAAGATATGAGTGAGTATGAATTAGAAAAAGGCGAAGAATCATTTAAAGAAATTGATGAGTTACCTAAATCTCGTCGGCGTGCACTAAATGAAGAATCTGGTAATTTATCTTTAATTGCAAAAATGTTGATTGCAGAATCTAAAAATTGTTTGCAATATAATAAAATTCATCAAACAATTGTCTTTTTCATTATGACCAAACTAACAATTACAACAGAGAAGTATGTAGTAAACCATGATTTTCTTGAAAACTATGAAGATTGGTATGATTTTTGCATTGATAAGTTACATGAATTAAAAGATTTGTCGGTATTGGATGAAAATCATTATGATGACGTATTAAGAGTGCTTTTAAAGATTTATCCAATATTATTAACATTTGAAGAAGATATTACCAACTTGTATGATATGTTATTACCATTATTAAGTTAAAACTAAAATTGTTCATTATTTATTTACGCGCGTATTACATTAAAAGATCACTATCATCAGCCCATGAAAATTCAACACAATCAATAGTTTGAAGTCTATTTATACTGAATTTAATTCCTTTATAACCATTATCTTTTCTAACATGAGATAAGAGCCAGTCAATATAATCTAAATAATCTACCTTTCCATTTTTCGTCCTATGTAGAAGATCTATAAGTTCAACATACTTATGTTCCTTCATCAGATATTTTCCGTTATCTTTCCCACTATCAGCTGTCTCGATCATACTAGCCTTCAATTCATCTTTAAATAAAGATATGCATGTTTGTTTTATATTCTCTCTTGCAATCTCAGATCTTTGTCTTAATTCACTCTTTAACATACTCATTCTTTTAGTCGTGTAGGTGAATATTGAAACAAAAAGCAAAAATAAAAAATCAATTTTTTTCAAAAGAATTATTTACCGTTGAAACTTTAAAATGGGACAAAATGTTTTTTATTTTCAGAATGCATTATCTATTGTGGTTCTTCTATACGTATATATTGGGTTATAAATGTCCTCGTTTATTGAATATGTTTGTTGACCAAGATAATTTTTACTTAATGGTATCCATAATTCTTTCATTATACATAAATGACTAATAATCATATTATTATTACGTTGTGGACAATAACCAATATTAAATGTTGCATAATCAAAACGATAATATCCGTCCTTCTCCAAGACTGTTGAAATGTAAAAATGATATTCATTATTTTGTTTATAAACAAGAGTTTGTTCTTTGAATGAATACAAACTCTTATCATCATTATCAAATAGTGATTTTAATTCTTGTAAATATGACATTTTGATCTTATATTAAATAATAACTATAACTATTTAAGTTATAAAATGGAACATGTAAATTTAAATTTTTACACCTACTTTTTCATCTCAAAAAAAAATTGATTTTTTTTTTTTGCTTTTATTTTAATATTCACCTATACCAGTTGACGACTACAAGCAAACAATGAACTCTTTCACCATGACTTCCGCTCAGTTTACCGAGAAGGTTAATTCTCTTTTTGAGGATTTCCTTACTCTTACTGTTCTTTCTGACTTTGATATTGAAAGTTTAAGACAAATCTGGTTGTCTAAGAACATGCAATCCAAGATTTTTAGCATCGATTCCAAGAAGAAAAACAAGAAAAAGAAAGACAAGAACGCTCCTAAAAAAGGAAAAACTGCTTTTATTCTTTGGAGCAATAATGAGAGAGTAAAGATTGCCAAAGAGATCGAGAAAGGCAAGATTGAAAAAATCGGCAACAAAGAGATGATTTCAGTTCTTGCTACTCGTTGGGCTTCTTTCAAGGAAAACGGGGGTGATATTTCCAAGTATAAAGAGATGGCATTGAAAGATAAGGAGAGATACGAAAAAGAAAAAGAAGAATATTCATCTGGAGCGAGTGATGTTAGTGATGACGATGAAGATGGTAATAAAAAGAAAAAGACAAAGAAAAATACAAGTGGTTTGAAGAGAAACAAATCGGCTTACTTATTCTATACAAGTGATAAGGAAGTCCGTTCAGAACTTAAGACTAGACGTCCTGAACTAGCTAATAATGAGACAATAAAAGTATTGGCTGAGCAATGGAAATCATTGAACTCTGAGGAAGCACAGAAGTATCATGATATGGCTTCAGAAGATAAGTTGAGATATGATGCCGAGAGACCCGATAAACCAATCAAAGAGAAAAAGCCTAAAAAGGTAGTTGAAGAAGAAGAAGTTGTAGTAGAATCGGAGGTTATAGTTGTTGAGGATCCAGATGCAACTCAATTATTCGAGGTTAATGAAAAAGAGGAAGAAGTTCTTGTAGAGGAGGAGGAAGAAGAGGTTATCAAGAAAAAGAAGAGAAAGAACAAGAGAAAGATTGTCGAGAGTGATGACGAGGAGGAAGAAGAAATAATTAAGAAAAAGAGAAAAAATAAGAGAAAAGTAGTTGATGATAGTGATGATGAATAGATTAAATATATATATTGTTGTAATATCCGTAAATAAATAAACTTTGTTATAAATTTTTAAACTAAAATTAGTTTAAAAATATTAGTTTAAAAATTATTTAGATTAAATTAAACTTTTCATATCTTCAATAGTTTCAAACTTCGTATTTGATTCTTCATAATCATCATAGAACAGATGCTTAATTCTTATTGAAGGCTGTCCAGGTTCTTCTTTAAGATTTAGACAATGTGTTACCCATTTAGAGAGTATATCAAGACGTTTTTGCATATTAACTTTTTGAAGAATTCCTTTTACTCTAAAATTATCTGGATTAAATCGGAGAAATATTACAGGCATCATCCCATTACTTAATGCTTCATGTATTTGAACCATTCTTCTATATTCTTGTGTTTTTACATCAAAAGAGCATCCATTTGAATATGATTTATGTTGATTTTCATCGATTTCCACAACTAAAAAATAAGACCCACTATCATAAACACGGTCTGGACGCCTTTTAACACATGATATATCAATTATGCGATCATCAATTGGATTTATATCTGTTTTAATATTTTTATCAAGATACGACAAAACTAACGCCTCTTTTTTCTTTATAATTTTGTTGGCTGTAATGGATAGTTCTGTGGGTCTGCAGTACGTGAGGCATATTTGTTCTTTGTTACAAAGTTCATTTTCTCGATTACAATTTTTGCATGTTTGTCCAAGAAGGCATAGTTCATTTTCTTTTTGATGAAGAAAACAATGAGTGGGCTCTTCAACACCATATTCTGAAATTTCTGAGCAATTTTCTTCTTGACATTCAACTTTTCTTTTTTTAAACATTAAAGGAAGTTTATGACGTACACAATGAGTTGCTGTTTGATTTATATAACCAAAATTTGAACGTGTTTGACAATCATCTTGTTCACAAGTTTTATGCTTTACATCGACCATTCCGATTTCTTTATGTTCAATGCAAAAACGAGCGTTTGTTTCATCTTCAATATTATAAATAGGTCTTTTTGAACAACCTTCATGTTCACAAGTTTTACTTATTACATTAATCATTCCTATTTCTTTATGCTCAAAGCAAAATCGAACTTTTTTATCAGTTTCAATATTATAACTAGGCCTTTTTCTACAACCTTCATGTTCACAAATTTTATGATTCACATTAACCATTCCAATTTGTTTATGTTCAAGACAAAAAAGAGCTTTTGTTTCAAATATAAAATTATAAGAAGGTAATTTTATACACCCTTTTTGTTCACAAGTATTACTTTTTACATTAATCATTTCAACTAGTTTATGATCAATACAAAAACGAGCTTTTATTTCACCTTCAAAATTATAATTAGGTCGTTTTTTACAACCCTCATGTTCACACATTTTATGGTTCACATCAACCATTCCAATTTGTTTGTGCAAAGAACATCTTATTCCAAACTTTTGCTTTTCAAAATTAAAACTTGCGCGTATTCCACATTCTTCGCAATAATTTTTTCTTCTTTTTTCACTTTTTCTATTTCTACATGCAATACATGTTTTAAAAGTTTTATCGTCGATAATAAAATCACTCATATCAATATTTTTTTTACACGAAGAACATAATTGTTTTCCGGACATTTAGTTTTTATTAAAAGAGCGTAAATCTTTAAATTAGTTTTTAATATTATATTTATCTTCAAATTTAAATAATAATTAAAAGATATTAGATAAAAATATTTAAATCTTATTTATGATAAATGAGTAATTCAGCTGATATTAAAGGATATTATATTTGGACATATGGGAAAAACGGTTCATATAATTTATATGAAAATTTATCATCTTATAAAAATAGAAGTCCTATTTCATATAATCTTAATTATAATACATCTAATGTAAACTGGCTTCCGAAAGATGCTACAAATGTTATAACAATTTCTTTTTCTGGGTGGTTAGATGCTGGTTTAGCCTCAGATAAAAATGATAAAAATACTGCAATCGGTCAGGGATCACTAATATATCCAGCAATGATAGGTAAAAAATATTGTAGTTTAGGTGGAGGTGGTTCTCAATGGACAAAAATTGTAATTGCAAACCTTATTAATTCTATTAATAATAATGTTTTTAAAGATTATCAAGGAATATGTTATGACGTTGAGGCAGGTGATTCTGGATTATCAGATGATTTTAATAAAGTCTTTCAACTTACTAAATCTAAAAATTTAGATGTTTTTATAACAATAAGTCATACAGCACCATATGCTTTTGCAGATGCTGATGTAATAATGAAGTCGTTCTTTCAATGTCCTTTCGTTGATATTATATCTCCACAATTATATACAGATGATATTGGAGTTGCTACTGAATATGATGCACATAATAAATTTCCATGGGTAGATTTTAAATCATGTTATGATAAACGTGGGAATCCAAATTTAAAAATTTATCCTAGTATATGGTCAAATCAAGTTGTAAATGGATCATATGATCTATTTAATACAGGTGGAACTAATCATGGCAAACAACCAATGTTTTTATATGGAATATCACCAGTAGATAATCCTTTATTTTCAAGTAAAAATTGGAATAAAGATTTAGGCGTTAAAGACTTTTTCTGTAATATTTTAAATATACCTTGTGATGGTTCTATACAATTTATTTGTGGTAGTATTAAATCAACATCACCAGTATCACCAGTAGTGCCAGTAACACCTGTAGTGCCAGTAACACCTGTAGTACCAGTAGTGCCAGTAACACCTGTAGTACCAGTAGTGCCAGTAACACCTGTAGTACCAGTAGTGCCAGTAACACCTGTAGTACCTGTAGTACCTGTAACACCTGTAGTACCTGTAACACCAGGATCAATTCTATTATGGAAAAATAATACAATATATAAAATAAATGAATTATGTATTTATAATAATCTTACTTACATTTGTATAACGAACCATACTTCAATAATTAGTTGGGTTCCACCGCAAACACCAACTTTATGGAAAATATATACACCTCCAACATCAGATATAGACTGGAAAAACAATTATATTTATAATATTGGAGATATTTGTTTATATAAAAATGTTAAGTACACATGTACTTTAGCACATACATCTATTATAAATTGGACACCCGATGTAAGTTATTCATTATGGAAAAAATTATAAAGAATAAAAATTTAATTAATATTTTGTAGAATAATTTTAACATCTTTATCTGAATTTAAATAATTCAATAATGAATCATGAATATAAACTTTTAATTCATCTGCTTCAATAATTCCGCGATATTCTTTTTCGAGTTCTTTAACTTTAGTTTTCATATTTTCAGAAACAAAATTTAGATATCTCATATGATTTTCCATATTAGAATCAATCATATCATCCATTAATTGTTCAGAATCCTTTGATTTTTGAATTTCTGATGTTAAGAAAGCCGAAATAGTCGCGTAAATCTCATCTTTTGGATTTATTTTTATTTTCAACTCTTCAGGTAAATCATCGAATCCTTGTAAAACATTAACTATTCTTGACATATGTCCAGTTGTACATAAACCATTCATTTCGTATAATTCTTCACCTAAACGCCTAATCAATTCATTATTATGCGGACTCTTTGAAATAATACCAACAACTTTGTCAAATACCATTTTAATTGTCATATTATCTTTAAATTTAGAAGAATCAGTATTAATTCTATTTAAACTAGCATCAATCTGTGTTTTATGATTTTCATATTCTGGATACCATCGCTTTAATTCATCATCAATATTAAGCATATTTGATGGAGGAGTTTCAGAAGAAACTAAATTTGAAGCAATATTAATTATAGAATTATTAATTTCATGATTGTGAACATTTTGAGAATCATTATATACAGTTGCTTTTCTTTTCTGATTTTCAATAATATTATTTGCTCGATTTTCTAGATTTCTTATTTGTTCAAAAAGAACATGTTGTAATTCAATATCATCTTCATCATTAAGTGTTACGGGTTGCTGATGAACAATTTGTCGTAATTTATTAATATTTTTTCTAATTTGATGAATATCATTATTATCATTATTTATTCTTTCATCTTGTCTTAATTTTTCTAAAAGAACATTTGATCTATCTAAATATTTTTTATTATTACTTCTAATCAATATATCAATGGCATTTGCTCTAATTTTATCATTATAATTACGATTTGAAGACATTTCGATAATTTTTTCATAGACAGAATCAATTTGGTCTTGATTATTTGAATTCCATATAATATATGTAGCAATTTCTAATTGTTTTATTTCATTAATATTATTACAAAAAATAAATAAATAAAATAAACAATCACAATAATTTTGAATTTCGTATGTTGATAATATATTTTTTAAAGAATAATATATTTTATTATAATTTTCTTTTGGTAAAGAAAAATGTTGAATAATATTTAATGACATTTTTTTAATTTTTGGAATTTCTTTTTCTTCTTCTTTAATTTGTATTTCTATATTATTTTCATTTTCTTTTTTAAAAATATTTTCTATTTCTTCTATTATTTCTTTAACTTCTTTTTTTTCTTTTATAAAATTAGTTTTAATAATCTTTTGATTATAATTTTTCTTTTTTTTATAAAATAAATCTTTTAAAACAAATGATAATAGAACAAATAAAAGAAATGTAGTAAAGAAAAGTTTTGTTTTTATAATAATATAAAAGAAGATAAAAATTAAGAATAATATAAAACTATTTGAAAACATTTATTTATATATAATTAAGAATATTTAAATTAATGAAACTATTTAAAAACATGTGATCTAAAATAAAAATGGAAAATAAATCTTTTTTGTATGGGTTTTTTACTGGAACTGCAACTGGAATTTTAGTTTATAAAGGAACAAGTTTATTGTATACTTATTATAGAAGACGTAAGAATAATAAAGATGTTTAGACATGTACACAACCTTAATTTTTAAAATTCATATGTTTTAAAAAATTATAATTTAAATAAATATAATATAATGTTATAATGATAGATATAAATAACGATTTCTTATTTATAGAAAAAATTAGTTTAGAATGTTGCGATTATATATGGCCAAATTATGGAGAAGTATATGAACACAAATATAAAAATTTAAATAAAGGTTTAGGTGTTGATGATTATTGTAATGTAAAACCTAATTCAATTATTATGGTAGATTTATTATGGATATATGGTATGACTCAGTTAAATAATATAAATGTACCTTTTTATATAATTTCAAGTGGTTATGATTATTCAGTCCCTTTTTTCTCTTATGATTTTAATTTTTCTTTAGTGCCTTTATTAGAAAATAAAAATCTAAAAAAATGGTTTTCTGTAAATATTAATTTTTTTCATCCAAAATTAATAAACATACCAATAGGTTTGGTTAAAAACATACCATTTGTTGAAATGTATGATAAGTGTAATAAATATATAGGATGGTATAGATTACCTGATTTTAATAGAGTCAATGAACATTTAAAGAAGATTAATTGTAATTATTATGAAAATTTCAAAAGATCAGATAAAAAATTATTATATTGTAATATGACAATTATAAATTCGGGAAAAGATTTAGTATTTCATCAATATGTAAATATTCGTGAAAAAGCTATAATTTATTTACAAAATAAATGCTTTGATATAAAAACTGAATTAATTGATTGGGATTCATATATGAACGAATTAAAAGAACATAAATTTTGTTTGTCATTACCTGGAAGAGGTATTGATTGTTTTAGAACATGGGAATCATTATCGTTTGGTGTTATACCTATTATTTTAAATACAGGTCAAATGTCAATCTATGATGATTTACCTGTTGTTATTATCAATAATATTGAAGAAATTACGAATGAATTTTTAGAATACAATTATAATACTATAATTAACAAATTAGATAAATATAATTTTGATAAATTAACATCAAATTATTGGATTAATTTAATAAAAAATGAAATTTTATTAGATAAACAAAACAATTGTTTAAAGATAGAAAGTTTTAAAATAAAAATGCCACCGCCACCACATTCATATAAATTTGTTTTAAATCATATAATTACATGTTTAAGAAAAGCTGAAAATAATGAATCAAATATCAATGATGATATTTTAAATTACCATGGTATGTCTGGTTATAAGACAAGACATTTTTATAATAATATATGTTCTCTACCTAATTGTAGATATTTAGAAATAGGAACATATCATGGTAGTTCTTCTATAAGCGCAATATATAAAAATCAAATCGAAGCATTATTTATCGATAATTGGTCTTTATTTGATGGAAACAAAGAAATTTTTTATGATGCTATAAATAAATATAATACTGGTAGTAGCTTTAGAGTAATTGATAATGATTGTTGGAATATAAATATTAATGAAATCGATTATAAATTTAATGTTTATTTATACGATGGAGGTCATGAGTATGAAGACCATTATAAAGCAATTTCTAAATTTTATACTAAATTAGAAGAAAACTGTATTGTTTTAGTTGATGATTGGAATTGGGAAGCGGTAAGAAATGGAACTATAAATGCTTTTGACGATTTAAATATCAATGTTAAATTTAAATACGAAATTTTTACACCCGAGCCACATTATGAACTAGGTGCTTCAAATTGGTGGAATGGAATAGGTATATTTATTATTGGATTCTAAAAAACAAAATAATTCTTTTATAAATTAATATTAATTTATAAATAAAATTTAAGAAAATAAATGTTTGATGAAAATACGTTTAAAAATTATATGAATTATGATTACATATTAAAAATATTAGTAATTGGTGATGTATCATGTGGTAAAACATCATTAATTAATAGATTTTGTGATCTTGGATTTAGTCATACTTATGATACAACGATTGGAGTTGATATTAATCTAAAATTTTTTGAAGAAAATAATAAAACTTATAAAATATACATTAATGATGTAAATGGTTTAGAAAAATTTATATCAATTACAAGATGTTATTATAAATCAACAGAAGGATTTATTCTTGTATTTGATATATCTGATAAAAAATCGTTTGAAAATATTAAATTTTGGTTAAATGATGTTAATGAACATACAAATTTTTTTATTCCTAAGATTTTAGTTGGTACTAAAAAAGATTTAGTATCTAAAAGACAAGTTTCATATGAAGAAGCCAAAGAATTTGCTGATTCACAAAATATTGAATATTGCGAAGTTTCTTCTAAAACATCTGATAATGATACTATTAACAAAGTTTTTAAGAAAATAATAAAAGAAGTTAGATATTACAACTCTTACAAAGAAAAAGAAAAAGAAAAAGTACATAAATCTAGAAATAATTGTTTTTCATGTTTTCATATTCCGAATGGATGTAATATCTCTTAATTTTTATAAATTATTTTTTATAAAAATATTATTTAAAGAAAACTTTTTAATGAATTTATTATTCTTAAAAAAAATGAAAACACGGTATAATGTCAAAAATATAATAAGTATTTTTGAAATGTGTTTTGAAACATATCCATGTCAACATAATGTTAAATTTTATAATAAAAAAGGCGACGTTATGATTTTAAAGATGTCTATGGTTGATATATATCAATTATGTATTGAATTAGACTATCCAATTCCCGAACATATAAAACAAGAATATTCAATCTGGTCTAATAAGAAATAAATTCTAACTTAAAGCTTTATTTTCTAAAATAAAATTATATGTGTGGTATTACAGTTTATATAACTAAGAATAAGTATGAAGATGATAAATTAAAAAGTATTTCGTATAGAGGTCCAGATGAAACTAATATTTTAAAAAGTAAATATTTAGATTTTAATATATATTATATTTTTCACCGTCTTGCTATTATTGATGTCTCTAACGGACATCAACCTTTTATTTATCAAAGCAATGATCGTAAAGTTATATTGCTTTGTAATGGAGAAATTTATAACTATCTTGACATTATAGATAGATATTCTCTAAAAACTAAATCAGATTGTCATGTTATTCTTGATTTATATATAAAATTTGGAATCAGTCAAACTGTTAATGAATTAGATGGTGAATTTGCGTTTGTAATTGTTGATTTTGATATAAATAGTATGAAAGTCTATTATTGTAGAGACAGATTCGGCATAAGACCATTATTTAACTACTTTGACGAATCCGGATTCTATTTTAGTTCAGAATTAAAAGGTTTACCATTTTTAGGTCTCGGACAACAAGTTGAACCTCGCATGATCAATTCATTTAGTATTTCATCTAGAAGTAAACTTAGTAATGTTGAAAGTATTCCATATTATGAAATTGGAAAAAATCAAATTCTAATTATTGATAATATGTATGATAAAATTAAGAATAGTTTTATAAAAAGTGTTAAGAATAGACTTAATTCTGAAAGAGAAATTGGTGCTTTACTAAGTGGTGGTCTTGATTCTTCTTTAGTTTGTGCTGTTGCTAGTAAATTACTTAAAAACGAAGGGAAACGTCTAAAAACCTTTAGTATCGGTATTGAAACTTCATCTCCTGATATACAATTTGCTAGAAAAGTAGCTGAATATATTGATTCTGAACATCAAGAGATAATTATACCAATTGAAGAATGGTTGAATTATCTAAATCAAATTCCAGAACAAATTGAAACTTATGATATTACTACTATAAGAGCAACAACCGCTCAATATTTGATTACAAAATGGATTAAAGATAATACAAATGTTAAAGTATTACTCGTTGGAGATGGTAGTGATGAATTAACCGCTGGATATAAATACTTTTACAACGCTCCATCTAGTATGGATTCACATAATGAATGTATTCGTCTTTTATCTGAAATACATCATTATGATGTTCTTAGATGTGATAGAGGAATCAGTTCTTTTGGTATTGAATGTAGAGTTCCATTTTTATCTCACGATTTTGTTGATTTATATCTTTCAATCAATCCAGATTTACGTAATCCTATTAAAAATAAAAGAATTGAAAAAGAAATTTTAAGAAAAAGCTTTGAAAATGATAATATTCTTCCAAATGAAGTTCTATTTCGTTCAAAAGAGGCATTTTCAGATGGTATAAGTAATCAATCTAAATCGTTTTATGAATATATACAAGAAAGTGTAGAATCTAAAGTATCTGATAAAGGTTCTTTCCCATCTAAAGAAGCATTTTATTATTATACATTGTTTAAGAAAGCATATCCTAATTTTAATGATAAACTTTTCAAAGGATATTGGTTACCTAAATGGTTTGGTAATATCGAAGAACCTAGTGCTCGGATTTTAGAAGTATAGTTTATTTTCTTGAATTTATACATTTAATTTTTAATTTTTTACAATATAAATTACATTTTTCTATATTTATTACATCATAAGCATCAATATAAACAAATTCTAAATCTGGAAATTTTTCCCAATCTATATTAATTATATAATAATAATTAGAATAGATTAATAATATCTTTGTTTTTGTTTTGTATAATGGATTTATATTTTCTATATTACATAAAATAAAACTCATTTGATTAACCCATATATTATTATATATTCTGTCTACATCATAATACATAATATACATTAGTGTATTCAAATGACATAATATATCAATTTCATTTATTGTTTTCTCTTTATTTATCATTAATGACTTTAGAAAACCATTATTCTTCATTATTATATAAATTGTTTTACATGTTTGTAATAATTTTAAAGAGTCAATATCAATTATATATTTTATTATTTCATTTATTATTTCATTTGGTAATGTTAAAATCATTCATTCTTATTATAAAAAAATAATTTTTTATAATTTAATTTGTATTTATCTTTTCATATCTTTGTAAAATCCTTGTTCCTCCTTTATTTTTTGTTCATATAACATTTTATCTATTGTCATGCGTGTTTCTTGATCCAAATCACTCACGGATCCTTGTTCAGTAATTATTTTCGCTAAATCTATAATAGGTTCTCCAATTATTACACATTTCCACCATTCATCAAACTTTTTCTTATCTAATTCAATGATTAACTCTCCATCATCAATTAACCACGTACAATTTTCACTTTTTACTAAACTAAATAGTTGACCATTAATTATTGGTTTATCTTGACCTCTAATATTAACATATAATCTGTCATGATTAAATTTTACATCTACATCTTTACCTCTAATATTTTTAGGTAACTTTATAAAAATAGATATATCCTTATGGTTTTGAGTCCATTTATAATTTTCTAAAACTAAACCATTATTAATTGGTTGTAGTCCTTTATCTTCTTCGTCTGATTTTACTTCTTCTTTAATTTCTTTTTTAACTTCTTCTTCAACTTGTTTTACTTCTTCAATGATCATTTTATATTAAATTTAATTAACTTTAAATTATTTTTTATTTCTTATTATTAAAATGACTGTTGGTCCTGAAGATAATACAACTATTGATAATACTATTGATAATAGAATTACTGAAATAGTGTATGATAATTTAAGTTTTGAACCTCTACCTACTACAAGTTTATTCGATGAATCTCTACATGAATCTGTAAATAATGCTGCTGATTCAGTAATAGCTAATAATACATCACTATCTCTTGAAGAACAATTAAATGCTATAGAAAATATGGAATTAACTAGTGAACAAATGGGTGCTTTTGGAGATATGATTGAAAGTGGAAGTACAGAAACAGCAAATAACAATTCATCTGATAATGGTAAAAGAAAAAGTAAATCAAAAAGAAAAAGAAAAAGTAAATCAAAAAGAAAAAGAAAATCTAAAAGAAAAAGTAAAAGAAAATCTAAATCAAAAAGAAAGTTAAAAAAGTAAAATTGAATTTTCTTTATCTTTTTATTTTATAAAATAAATGTTCTCAAATTTACATTCTTTATCATCTAGATCTTATTCTAAATCAGATATAATTACATGGAAATATATATGGAATGATATTCTATCAGATCCAGACTTTAGAAATTGGATTCTAGATGATAATATTGGATATTATCAGATTTTCAAGAATAAAAACATTAAAAATGATTCTGAAGATAAATCAGAACATGATATAGGCACTATTTATATGAAATTTGGTAAATTAGGACACTATATCGCTTTTAAATTAAAAAATAATAATAAAATGACTATATTCGATTCTTCATATCCTGATGGAACATATGGAGACTGTTTAGATGAAGATTATATTGATTCTATTAGACACAATTTTAATAATTGTTCAATAACATTTGATGAAACATACCAAACTCCTCAAAGATTAGATGATGATAGTTTTTGTCAAACATGGTCTTTATCATATTTATCAAAATCTAAAAAATTAAAAAGTTTCCTTAAAGACTCAAAAAATGATCCTATTTATTCATTATTTCAGATTTGTAAATTTTTTATTAATCTTCCCATTTTTAAAGAAATATGTATTGAACAACAAAATTGGATAGAAAAGAATTTAAAAATTAATAAAGCATCTAAAAAATGGACATCCGATTTTTTACTTGAATTTTCAAGAAATTTTGATTATGATGACTTTAAAAAATTATTTGGAAAAAATTGATTTTTTTATTGTCCTTTAGTTAAAATATATATAATATAATGGAAATCGGAATAAAGATCAATAAATTGCCTTTGGAAGTTGTTCAATCGATCCGTTACGAGTGGGTCGAGAATCCAAAAAACAACTATGACAACTTCGTTGCATATCTAAAGAAGCATTTCCATAATAGCTGTGGAAATGGATGTAAGTTTAACAAGATGATAATATCTAAAGGAAAAATAATTACATTTCCTGTCTTAGTGCGTACTTGTAATAAGACCTGTCACTGTGGTGAAAGTGTCTATGATTATAATTTCACATATTGTCATAAACATGCTCCATTTGATAGTTTGGATTTTTCTATGTATCATTCAGATTGTGGCGAGAGTACTACTGTTTTTTCTAATTATACTTTTTTATTTTTTTGATAATAATATAAATATATTTAATTTTCTATTTTATATAAAATAAAAAATGTCATCATCTATTCCTCCTAAAAAGAAAAAAATTAAAACACTTTTAGAAATATTATCAAACTCTAAAAATGAAGAAGTTGAAAATATAATAAATCATATTAAAAAAGAAAAAATAAAATTAAGTGAATTACATAATAAACCATATTTTAATATAATTTTAAATATTGTATTTAGTTATTATGATCTCAATCGTGATAAGGATACAGAAGAATTATATAACTATTTATTGCAATTGATAGAAACATCTGTAAGTAGTTAAAATTATGTTATATTTTTTACCAAGGAGGTATAAATTTACTATAAATTAATACATTTACTCCGAATAATGTTGGTTGCATATTATTATGACTTTGACTATTTCCTGTATTTTGTGTTGTAAATGTATGTGCATGAGATCCGGTTGTATTCATTGTTACACCTGTTGTCGATGAATTTGATGTGATTGTATGAGTATGCGAACCATTAGAATTTACTGATAATCCTGTCGTTGATGAATTTGATGTGATTGTATGAGTATGTGAACCATTAGAATTTACTGATAAACCTGTTGTTGATGAATTTGATGTAATTGTATGTGTGTGAGACCCTCCAGAATTAATTGTAATACCAGTTGTGGATGAATTTATATTACTCCATGTTCTAGAACCGGCTGAATCAGCTGCAAAACCTGGTGGATTTGCACCACTGCTATTAAAATCATCATTAATTGTTGTTTGTGTATGTGTATGTCCTGGATCAGTTATAGAATGCGTATGTGATCCTGATGAATCAGTTGTTCCTGTATGTGTATGACCTGAATCAGTAACACTGTGTCCATGAGTTCCAGATGAATCAGTTGTTCCTGTGTGAGTATGTCCTGAATCAGTAACACTATGTCCGTGAGTTCCAGATGAATCAGTTGTTCCTGTATGTGTATGCCCTGAATCATTAATTGTATGTGCATGAGAACCAGAAGAATCTACTGTTCCAGTATGACTATGTGATGGTATTTCATTAGTCGTCAAAGTTACTGCCTCAACGCCTATTCTTTCACCTCGTGAACGTTCAGTTAAAGAAGACAAACGCGATGATAATCCAAACATTCCTATCACTCTTGATGTAAAATCAGGAATATTAAAATGATTCTCATCATCAAAACCATAATCAGTTCCAATAACATCAAACAATTCTCTATATTCAGAACGTGATAATGATCTTCCATCGCATACTAACCAGCCATTATTATCATTCGCTATTGATGTCATCTTAAAGTCGCCAACTTGCAATGATATATATTTAATATATTTAGGTAAAATTTCATAATTTAATTCAGATGACAAATTGTCTAATGGACTATTATTAATTCTAAACATTTTAATTTAAAGAAATATTTAATTTTTAAACTTAATTAAGTTTAAAACAATAAAGTTTGTAATTAAAAAAATGATTAAAATTATTCTATTTCTATTATCTTTCACCCAATCTTTTTCACAACAAGTTTGTAAACCAATAACTGGATTCAATGAGGTTATTGTTCAATATAATCAACCTAATGTTCGTTTTGAAAATGGACTACTTAATATGTATTTAACTCAAGATACTGGTGGTTCAGGAATTATCATCGGTCCACCTATTCATTATGGTGAAATTAGTGTTACATTTAAGGCATCTTATGGTAATAATATCGTCTCTGCTTTTTATCTTAAAGCCGAAAACGGTGATGAAGTTGATTTTGAAATGGTAATGAATAAAACAATACCCAATAGAACAATACAAACCGCCTTCTATTATAGAGGCATACCTCTTTATGAAGTTAATGCTAGATATTTTATTACTGATAGACCTTTATCTGATGTTTATAACAAATATACAATCGTATGGACACCTGATTATTATGAATGGCGACTTAATGATGCTTTATTAAACAGAGTTTCAAGATTTGATACAAATACTTTTCCAGATACAATATCATCAATTAAATTAACAATTTGGGATGCTAAACCTGGACGCTGGGGTGGACCTGGTGTTGATTGGAATCAGCAACCATTTATATTAAGTATTTCAGCTATTGAAATTAAATGTAACCCAACGTCAGTAACAAGTTCACCATTACCTGTAACAACACAAACTCAAACTTTAAAATCATCAATATCACCATCAACAATTACACACCAAATACCAACAAATTTAACATCTAAAGAACCTATGATTTCTTTTGTTAATATAGTAAAACCATTTGATTATCTAACTTTAATTTCATATTTATTTTATATTTTTATCTAAAAATATTTTTTAATATCATTTATGATTATGAATATCTATTTGATGAAATTAAAAAAATAAAAATGAATATTTAAATAATGATTATATTATATATAAAAAATGTTAGTAATTTATGTTGTTCATCATAATACATTTGAAGATTGTAATGTATTTTTTACAGATTATCAATCTGCAAAACAAAAAATTATTGATTTAGCAAAAGAAACAGATACTGATATTAGAGAATGGAAAATTAGAACATTTACTGAAGGTAAGTGTTTTTGTGCTGATTTAGCTAGTTATTAATTATTTATTAATACAAAATTGTATTAATAATTAAATTTATGAATCAATTCCTAAAGTGTAGTTTCTATTTTTATAATACAATGTATGTAAATATAGATCATCAATATGATGACCCCATATACCATGGGGTCCATTACTTTGTCTTCTATTTAACATACCTGGTATATTACCTGGGTTGCCATGATTTTCTTCTTCTTCATTGTAGATATCTTTATAATGTTTCATTATTTGTTCACATAATTCTTTTCTAGTAAAACCATTACTATTATTTGTTTGATGTTCAAATTTATGTGAAACTGATAATGGATAATCATATTTTATCTGTATTACTTTTTTTTTAATAATAATTTCATTCGGATCAAGATCTTTATCAGTTTCATTATCATAATCATAACCTGCTCGCCAGTTACCATCTTTTATACTCATATATCCAAGTTCAATAGAAATCATAATATTTTTTTAATTATTTATGAATCAAAAATAAAAATCATTTTTATTTATTTTATTTACATATCTAAATTTCTACATACAGAAGCAAGAATCAAAATTATTATATTTACAACTACTGAAATTACCAAAAATATAAAGAGACCATTTGGTATTTTTTGTAGTAAAGGACTTTCAATTTTTACTAAATATCCAATTACTCCTGAAAGCACCGCATGAATAATTGCTAAAGCAATAGTCGAATCCATTAACATTTTATGTTTTTTGTGTGTATCTTCCATTTTATTATTGAAAAATAATAAAAAAAATTATTTTTTAGATTTTCTTTTTCTTCTTAAGACTTTTTAATTTTCTTCTTTTACTACGACTTTTTGATTTTCTTCTTGACTTTTTCTTTTTTCCATCTAAAAAACTAAATATATTTTTAATTGGTTCTATCGGCATATCTTTTTTTATAGTTTTATTAGTTTTGGTGTTTTTCACTTCTAATTTTATAGCATCAAAATATTCTTTTGTTTTATCTGTGATTTCTATTGTCGCATAAAAAATTTTTCTTAAATCGTTTTTTAACATATTATCTATTAAAAATGTTTCATTTGGTTTCGCTTCATTATAATCTAATCTAATTAAATCTATATTACATACTTTATGAAATAATAACTTCTCAACTTCTTTAATTATAATTTTCACATATATTAATTTTTTACAATTTTTAAAACTTGATAAATCAATTTTATTTTGACATGTTAATTTACCATCTGGGTCATTTGTTTTAAATATTAGCGTTTCTAAAGATTCACAATTATAAAAGGCATAATCCCTAATATCTTCAACACTATTTGGTAAAGTTATGCTAGTTAAAGCTTTACAACCATAAAAAACGGCTTTTTCAATTATTTTAAGACTATTTGGTAAATTAATATTATCTAAAGATTCGCAAGAACGAAAAGCAAATTTTCCAATACTTGTAATATTATTTGGTAAATTAATACTTTTTAAAGAAGTGCAATTAAGAAAAGTATTTTCTCCGATACTTGTAATATTTTTTGAAAAAGTTATACTTTTTAAAGAAGTGCAATTAAAAAAACAAGAAGTCCCAATAAGTGTAATACTATCTGGTAAAACTATATTTTCTAAAGAAGTACAATCTGCAAAAACAGCATTTCCAATACTTGTAATACCAAATGGTATAGTTATATTCTTTAATAAACGACAATTATAAAAAACATGATTCCCTATAGATGTAACATGTTTTCCTATTGTAACACTAGTTAAAGAAGTACAATCTGTAAAAGTACCTCCTTCAATAGCATTAACATTATCTCCTATAATTATACTTGTTAAAGAAATACAACCTTCAAAAGCATTTCCCCCAATACTTGTAACACTATTTGATATTTCTATATTTTGCAAAGAACGGTGATATTTAAAAGCATCATTATTGATACGTATAACACTTTCTGATACTCTTACATTTATCACGTCGTCTG